AACGGATGGGTTTATTGGTCTAATTGGGATGGAGTAGGTGATGCTACTTCTTCAATTCAGATGCAAAGAGGACTATCAGCCGTCAATCTAGCAACGCCATCTATTGGTGGAACTATGAATATCATTACAGATCCTGCTGCTATGGAAAAAGGTGGTAAGTTCAAACAAGAAGTAGGTGAAGGTGGTTTTCTAAAAACTACTATGACTTACAACTCAGGTCTTATCAATGATAAACTAGCAATCGGTGGTGCGATAGTTCGTAAAACTGGTGATGGGTTTATTGATGGAACTTGGACAGACGCTTGGGCTTATTACTTAGGAACATCATATGCTATTAGTGATGACCAAAGGGTTGAACTATATGCTATTGGTGCTCCACAAAGACATGGACAGAATTTATACAAACAGAATATTGCTACTTACTCACAAGAGTTAGCAGGTAGTATTGATGGGTATGATGATTCTGCTTATGTTGCTGGTAACAAGTTTGAAACTGAAGCTGGTAGGTTCTTTAACCAAAATGTTGCTCCAATTAGTTCCGACTATAAAGGACAACAGTATTGGTATATGTATGGTGCTAAAACAAAGGATAGATTTAGTTCTGATTTCTTAAATGAAAGAGAGAACTTCTTCCATAAACCTCTTGTTAACCTTAATCATTTCTACGATATAAGTGATGAGCTTAGATTAAGTTCTGTTCTATATTGGAGTGGTGGTTCAGGTGGTGGTACTGGTACATATGGAAGTGTTAGTAGAAAACCTGCAGTTGAGGGAGAAAGATGGTATTCATCTTCACCTTGGACTTGGGATTGGGATGGAGAAATTGCACAGAACTCTGCTAATGTAGATTCTGCTTTCTCTGATACCGAAAATCGTTCAACAGGTATCCTTAGAAACTCAATCAATAGACAAGACACTTATGGTTTGATTTCAAAGTTAAACTATGATGTATCGGATGAACTTGAAGTTCAGATTGGTATTGATTGGAGAACCGCTGGTATCGAACACGCTCGTGAGGTTCGTGACTTACTTGGTGGAGACTACTATGTAGACTTTGCTGATAATAACGCACCTGATGGTAAAGTTGTTAGATTAGGTGATGAGATTGCTTATCACAATGAAACAACTGTCGATTGGTTTGGTGCTTTCTTACAAGGTAAGTATGATGCTGATAAGTTCAATCTTTATGGTATGGGTGGTATTTCAACCATCGGTTATACATATAAAGACCATTTCTCTGTAGAGAAAGAACTTGTTGAAGCTGACGCTATAACATCTTTCCAAGTAAAAGGTGGTGGTAGATATAATCTTGACGATAGATTATCTGCATTCGCTAATCTTGGATATGTTCAGAAGCCGCCAATCCTTGATAATGTAATTTCTTATGATGGAACTGTATCTACAGATCCTGATAATGAGAAATTCACATCAATGGAAGTCGGTGGTGAGTATAATAGTGGTTTAGTATCCATTAAGGGTAGTTACTACAATACTCAATGGAAAGATAGAAACCTTACAAAATCTGTAACAACAGGTCAAGGTGACTCAGGTGATACTGATATCATTTATCTAACTGGTGTAAATCAAAGTCATAGTGGAGTAGAAGTAGAAACGAAAGTTGCTCTTCACGAAATGGTTGACTTAGATGTAGTAGTTAGTGTTGGTGATTGGTATTTCGATGGGGATGCTAAAGGTGACTATACAGAGATGGAATATAACGATGACAACCAAATCATTGGACAAACATCTACAGAGTATGAATATGCTCTTGATGGTTTAATGGTTGGTGACATGCCACAAACTGCTTATGTTGGTGGATTAACTATTAAACCTATCGATGGATTAAGAATACAAGGTCTTTATAAGTGGTATGATAACCACTATTCAGATTGGTCTCCTGATTCTCGTGAGGTTGATGGTGATGCTGACAGAGCACAAGTATGGAAAACTCCATCTTACGGTAAAATGGATTTACATCTATCTTACAAACTACCAGAAATTGCTGGTTTAGATATGACACTTAGTGGTCATATATTTAACGTTCTTGATGATGTTTATGTTCAAGACGCTGTTGACAATAGTAAGTATAATGGGTTTGGTGACAAAGTTCACGCTGCTCATAACGCTGAAGTATTTCTTGGTTCTCCAAGAAGTTTTAACTTAGGACTTGCTGTCAATTTCTAAAATGGTAAACTTGGGGGGAATTTATTTCCCCCCTTTTTATCAAAAAACTCTTGACTTTTATCAAATTTATTCGTAGCTTTAAGTATAGAAAATGGGGATTATATAATCTAAATGTATCAAAATTGTTATTTCGATAATAAAAAACAAACAGTTCATATTTGGGATGACGAAAAAGGTTATTTCACAATGCCGTATAAAAGGTATGCTTATGTAAAAGATAGAAGTGGTGTACACATATCTTTATATGGAGACAAACTTAGAAAAGTTTACAGGTTTGATCCAGAGACACCTAATTTATTTGAATCAGATGTACCGCCAGAAACTCGTACATTGGTTGACCAATATGCTGACTCTGAAGAATTATCTACAGGCCATCGTATTATGACAATTGATATTGAGGTAGAGGTTACAGATGGTTTTCCATATCCAGAAGACTCCAAAGATAAGATAACTGCTATCGCAGTTCATAACTCAGAAGAAGATGAGTATTATTGTTTAGTATTAGATGATAAAAAGAAACTCACTTTAGAATCAAAAGATAATGTGATTATCGAATCCTTTGAAAATGAGTTTGATTTACTACAAAGATTTTTTCTATTATATTTAGATTGGAAACCAACCATCATTACAGGTTGGAACTCAGACTCATTTGACATGCCTTATATCTACAATAGAGCTTGTAAGATTGTTGGTTCTGATATAGCTAATTTAATCTCACCAATAAGAGAGGTAAAGTGGAACAAGCATCGTAAAAGGTTTATGTTTGCTGGTGTTAGTTGTTTAGATTACTTAGCTCTATACAAACTATTCACATACACTCAACTATCCTCTTACAGATTAGATGCTGTAGCTGAACATGAACTTAGTGAAAAGAAGGTTGAGTATAGTGGAACACTCAACGACTTGTATGAAAACAATATAGATAAGTTTGTGGAGTATAACATTCATGATGTTAGACTTGTAAAGAGATTGCACGATAAGTTAGACTTTATCGATATGGCTCGTGGTGTATGTCATGTAGGCCATGTTCCCTATGAGGATGTGTACTTCTCATCAAGATATTTAGAAGGTGCTATTTTGGTATACCTAAAAAACTTGGGTGTAGTTGCTCCAAATAAACCACCAAGAGTAATGAAGAATGATGACGAAAAATTCGCTGGTGCTTATGTTCAACCGCCACAAAGAGGTAAACACGATTGGGTATTTGATTTGGATATTACATCTATGTATCCATCAGTTATTATGTCTCTTAATATTTCACCAGAAACAAAGATGGGTAAATTAAATGGTTGGGATGTAGAAGAGTTTATGAAAGGAACTAAGAAGACATATACTCTTATACAGAATGATAAAGAGATGGGTAGACTTACTGAAACAGAATTAAAAGATTTCTTTGATAAAAACAAAGTTTCAGTATCTTCTAATGGTGTTCTGTATCGTAGTGATAAGAAAGGATTGATTCCAGCATTATTAGAGAAGTGGTTTGATACTCGTGTGGAGTACAGAAAGTTGATGAAAAAGTTTGGTGATGCTGGAGATAATGAAAAATATACATACTTCAAAAGTCGCCAGTTGATTCAGAAGGTGGTTCTAAACTCATTGTATGGTGTATTAGGTTTACCGGTATTTAGGTTCTATGATTTAGATAATGCTGAGGCTACCACACTTACAGGTCAAGAATTGATTAAGTTTACTAGAAAGATTGGTAATCACTTTTATAATAAAGAGTTAGGAGATACAAAGGACTATTGTATATATATCGATACAGATTCGGTATTCTATTCAGCTCTTCCATTGGTTAAGAAGAGATTTCCTACTATGGATTTCGATAGTGAGACTATGATGAGTAAGAGGATATTGGATGTAGCTGATGAGATGCAGGGGTTTCTAAATAACTCTTATGATTACTTTGCTAAGAAGTTCCTAAACTTAGACAAACATCGATTTGAGATAAAGCAGGAGTTGATAGCTAAATCTGGCTTGTTCATTGTTAAGAAAAGATATGGTATGAAAATTATCAATGACAATGGGGTTAAGGTAAACAAACTACATGTAAAGGGTTTGGATTTAGTTCGTAGTAACTTTCCAAAGGCTATGGGTGAACTACTGAAAGATGTGTTGGAAGATATCTTAGCTACTGTACCCAAGGATAAGATTGACGAAAGGATAATAAACTTCAAGGAGTCTATGAAGTTGGTAGATTTTGATAGGATAGCAATGCCAACAGGCATAAATAATCTATCTAAATACTCCGATGGTAAAGCTGGTAAGTTTACAAAGTTTGCTAAAGGTGCACCTGCTCATATTAAAGCTGCTATAACATACAATGATTTACTAAGACACTTTGGGGTTGGTAAGAAGTATGAGAAGATAAGTAACTCTGAAAAGATTAAGTGGGTATATCTTAAACAGAATGACTTGGGGTTATTATCTTGTGGTTATAAAGGTTATGAAGACCCACCACAGATAATTGAGTTTATTAAAGCTAACATAGATTATAAAAAGATGTATGCTCAAATGTTAGAGAAGAAGATAATGATGTTTTATGAATCTCTAAAATGGAATGAGCCTGTAAATAAAAAGACATCTATGGAAAGATTTTTTTGATTTTGATAAATAACTTTGATATGTATATATGTATATATCGATTAACTAATAAGGAGTAATAAATGAATAAACATTCGTTAAACCGATTCATTGATAAATATTATCTTGGTGGGAACTGCTCATCAGTTGTGATTAATAGTAAGGGAGATTCTCTTTCTACTAGATTCATTACAGGTGATAAGAATCTACTTGGTGAACTAACCATGAGTGGTTGGAGTTTTGATGAAGCTGACTTAGGTGTGTATAACACAGAGCAGCTTGTTAAACTTCTATCTGTTCTATCAGAGAATATTTCAATGAACCTAACCAAAGCTGGTGACAAAGCTGTTTCATTAAAAATATCAGATACAAAGTCTGATGTCAATTATATGTTATCAGATTTGTCTGTTATCAGTTCACCACCTAACCTAAAGTCTATACCTGATTTTGAGGTAAAGATTAAAGTTGACAAATCTTTTATGTCAAAGTTTGTTGCAGGTAAAGGTGCTCTAACTGATACAGATAACTTTACAGTCATCACAGATGATGAGGGTGTAAAGGTTGTTATTGGTTATGCTGAGATTAACACTAATCGTGTTACTCTTCCTGTAGAAACAGAATCTTATGATAAGATTGAGAATGTTTCTTTCAATGCTAATCTGTTCAGAGATGTATTAGTGGCTAACAAAGAATGTGAAAGTGCTACATTAGAAGTAAGTTCACAAGGTTTGGCTCGTATCAATTTTAAGATTGATGAGTATGATGCTACATATTACTTGGTTGCTGATACAGATGTATAATGGAATCTTATGTAGATAAATCTAAAGTATCTTTACGGCCAGTCAATAAAAAACTGGCCAAAGATATGATAGAAAAATACCATTATAGTGGTGTAATGTCGGCTTGTAGATACACTCTTGGTGTTTTTTACAAGTCAGACAACCACAAGTTTTTCGATGGAGATGTCGATGACTTTATTGGTGTAGCTTGTTATGGTTTTCCAGTTGGTAGAAGCGTAGTATCTTCTATGTTTACGGAAGATGTATTAGAAAATAAGAATGTTTTGGAATTGAAGAGACTATTTATACATGATGGTTATGGAAAGAATATAGAATCCTATGTTATATCGCAGAGTTTCAAATGGTTAAAAGAATATTCGCCTGATATTAAAGTATTAATATCTTACGCTGATCCTGAACAAGCACATGATGGTTGTATCTATCAGGCTACTAATTGGATTTATCAAGGTTGTGGTAGTTTTCAGTTGATGCCGACTTACTCATTAAGATTAAACGAAGAAGATGATTGGATGCATAGTAGAAATGTTTACTCTATGTATGGTTCTAATAATCTTGATAAGATGAAGAAGGCTATAGGACATGACTTCTGGTTAAAAAGAGAAACCACAAAACATAGATACATTTACTTTCTCGGTAATAAAAAAGAGAATAGAAATTTTAATAAGATATTAAAACATCCATCGATGGACTATCCAAAGGATACAGAGTTCATTGATGAAGTAATTAAAGTAGAAGTAAAGGATGACAAATGGAAAAATTAGAACATAGTTTATGGGTTGAGAAATACCGGCCAACATCGTTGGATACTTACATTGGGAATGAACATCTCAAAAGCAAAGTATCTGTATATCTTGAGAGTGGAGATTTACCACACCTTTTATTATATGGTAAGGCTGGTACAGGTAAAACCACTCTCGCTAAGTTATTGGTCAATAACATAGAATGTGATTATATGTATATCAATGCTTCAGATGAAAATAGTGTGGATACAGTTCGTACTAAAGTTCGTGGGTTTGCTTCCACAATGGGTTTCAAAGATTATAAGATTATAATCTTAGATGAGTGTGATTACATCACACCTAACGCTCAAGCCGCTTTGCGTAACCTTATGGAGACTTTCTCTAAGCACTGTAGGTTTATCCTGACTTGTAACTTTGTAGAAAGAATAATTGACCCGATACAATCTCGTTGTCAATCATTTCAGGTAATACCACCATCAAAGAAAGAAGTTGCTATTCATATGACTAACATCCTAAAAGAAGAGAGTGTTGCTTCTAAGATGGATGATATAGCTGGGTTGGTAAATGCTGGTTATCCTGATATTCGTAGGGTGATAAACTCTTGTCAAAGACAAGTCGTAGATGGTATGTTGGTTGTAGACAAACAATCTTTGGTTGAGAGTGACTATAAGATGAAGTTGATGGAAATAATTAAAAAAGAAAGTAAGAAAGATGCATTCAAGAGTGTTAGAAAGTTGTTGGCTGATAGTCAAGTAACAGACTTCGCTGAACTATATAAGTTAATGTATGATGAGGTAGATTCATATGGTACAGGACATATAGCAGAATGTATTTTGATTATAGCTAAGTATCAGTTATCGGATAGTCAGGTAGTTGATAAGGAGATAAATGCTATGGCTATGATAATAGAACTATTAGGAGTGATAAAATGAGTACGAAACCAATGAAACCATTAGGTGGAAAACAACCACCACAACAAGAAATAAGTATAGAAGATACAGAATCAATTAAGTGTGATGATTGTGGTAACTATTCTTTTATTAAATCTTATTTTATAAGAAGAATATCACCAATCGTATCCCCAACAGGACAAGAAGCATTAGTACCAATCGAAGTATTCAGTTGTGGTAATTGTGGTAAAGTACCAGACTCAATGATGCCAAAAGGCGATGACTAATCCAACACTACCACCAAACTGGTTATTAACACTTTGGTTAGTTACTTTATTAACAGTAGTTGGTACTGAAACATATAGATATATGAATAAAAATAACGAAGCCGGTAAAGGCGACAAATTAAGAAGAGGAATTTCTCAAGATGAGTGGGAAAAGAAGTGGAAAAAAATCTTTGGTAAAAAAGAAAAGTCTGTTCGACCACATAAATCAGATAACAGCAACTCAGAATCCTAACTATTGGGATGATATATCAGACGAAGACAAGAAGTCTTGGTCTAATTATATGGTAAATAGATTTCTATCTATGAACTCTGATTGGACAGATTTGGTTAATGAGATTCAGAAGTATCCTATTGAACCTAAAGATTTATATAAAGTTTATACAAGCATCTTACCAAAGAAAAAACAATGGTTAAGATATATCAAAGGAGATAAAAAAATGAAGTATCCAATATGGGTTTACGAAATAGTCGGTAAACATTTACAATGTAGTATTAAAGAAGCTAATGAAGCAGTAGAGATGTATCGTATATCAGCTGGTGGACAATCAGAGTTAGCAGACATCATGTTTAAGTATGGTGTAGAAGATAAAGAAGTAAGGAAGCTTGGACTTATATAGTGTCTGTTACCAACTTCACAGTCGAATCAATACCAAGAAAATCATTAGTACCTTTCGTAGAAAAACATCACTACTCACATAATACAAATGGTGTACAATCGATATACCATTTTGGGTTATATGGTGAAGGTAACTTTGGTTTACCTAAGATGATTGGAGCAGCTATGTATGCTTATCCATCTATGCCTGATACCGCTAAAAAGTACAATCCAATCAATCCAACTAAGTGTTTAGAACTTAGAAGGTTGGTTTGTATTGATGATACACCTAAGAATACAGAAAGTTATTTTATAGGACAAACTTTCAGATGGTTAAAACAAAATACAGATATGGAAGTTGTAGTATCATTTGCTGATGGACATCATGGACACACAGGTGTGATATACAAAGCTACTAACTTTGAGTATTGGGGTGAGACTGCTGGTGGTAGGATACTGATTGTAGATGGAAAGGAAACACATAGTCGGTCACTTAATCAGATAAAGAGGCCGTATGGTAGAGAATTGAATCGTAGATATAAAGCTGGTGACGAAAATATATTTTGGAAGAAGACAAAACCAAAGCATATTTATGTATACTATCTAAACAAAAGAATCAAAAGACAAATAAAAAAGCTTGACTTTATCAAAAAAAAGTCGTAGCTTTATACTGTAAATTGGAGAGTTATATGAAGGTTATAAAAGACACATCTAAAGGAACAGAAGAATACACAGATATTGTATCCTATATGGAAGAGAAATATCCTGAGATGACATCGGAGTTCAAGAAAATACAACAAGAACAATATGAATTGTTTCTTCACAAACAACACGACTATGGCCCACAGAATATAGCCGTTGGTCAGATGTTGGTAAATGAAGAAGAGAAGAGACTATCTCTTATGGGTATTTGGTTTAGGATAAATGATAAAGTAGAACGAATCAAAACCATACTAATGCGTGGAGACAATGGTTCTCTTGAAGGTGAAGGTTTGGTAGATAGTTATTCAGACATATCTAACTATGGAGTTATGGCTCAAGTAGTAGCTAGAGGAAAGTGGGCTAAGTGAAGAAGATAAGTTATAGTCAGTACTCAATGTGGGCTCAATGTCCACATAGATGGAAAACAGCATACATCGATGGGAACAGAGAGTTCTCGGATAATATACATACGCTCTTCGGTACATCAATGCATGAGGTTATACAAACCTTTCTAACAGTTATGTACAACGACACAGCAAAGATGGCTGAGGCTCTACCATTAGAAGATATGTTGCTTACCAGAATGAAGAGAAACTTTGAAAGAGTGTTAGAAACAAATGGTGGTGAGATGTTCTGTACTGAAAAGGATATGGTGGAGTTCTATCAGCATGGTGTGGAGATACTAAAATTTATTAAGAAGAGAAGAGCTCAATACTTTAGTAAGAAAGGTTATGAACTCGTTGGTATAGAGGTTCCACTAAACTATGACTTACCAAACAACATAAAGTTTGTTGGTTATATAGATATTGTAATCAAAGACACTGTAAGAGATGTAATTAAGATATATGATATAAAGACATCTACTATGGGTTGGAATAAGTGGATGAAGGCTGACAAGAATAAGACAGACCAATTATTATTATACAAACAATTCTACTCAAAACAATTCAATCATCCTATGGATAAAATAGAAGTGGAATACTTTATTGTAAAGAGAAAGCTGTATGAGAACTTAGACTTCCCTCAAAAGAGAGTTCAAAAGTTTGTACCAGCAAATGGTAAACCATCAATCAATCAGGTTGTAAAAAGATTAGATGAATTTATAAAAGATGGGTTTAATGATGATGGAGAATATCGAACTGAACATATTTATAGAAAAGAGGCATCTAAGAAAAATTGTAAGTATTGTGATTTTAACCAAACAGAATTTTGTGACGCAGGAGTAAAGTAATGAAGATAAGCTTGAGAATGAACCTTTCTGATTTCATCAATAAGGATAACGAAAAAGTTATTATTGACAAATTGGAAAGTATACATAACGATGATATAAAGTATTATCTAACTTTATGGTATAAAGATGGGACTGTAACACCACAAGATATAAAAAGATTTCTATTAGACTATGAGTCTAATCTACACTTTAAGACAAAGATAAAAGTAGATGGTAGGTTACATCCAAATGATTTTATCTGGTATGATATAGTCAGTAGAGAAAATGTAAATCCAAAGCAAAGGGTTAGATTTCAACATATCTACGACAATGATATTCAGATGTTAAAAGCTATTGATGAGTTTCATAAAGCAGCTAAGTTCTGTACTTCGGAGAAACCACCAAGAGTTCAAAAGAGGAATGACTATGAGAGTAGCAATAGTAGGAAGTAGAAAGTATACAAATAAAAGGCGTATACAAGAGTTTGTATTTAAACTAAAGCAGAAGTATGGTGAAGAGTTAGAGATAGTAAGTGGTGGACAAAAAGATGGTGCTGATGGGTATGCTAAAAAGTATGCTTTAGAGTTTGATATAAAATATTCAGAATTTCCACCATCACATTACGCTTATAACCAACATTGTGTTCTTGAAAGTTATAAGTATGGAAGACCATATGCAACTTGGCATTATCACGATAGGAATAAAAAGATAGTAGAATATAGTGATGTCGTAGCAGCATTCATACCCAAAGATACCACATCCAAAGGGACAGAAAGTACACTAAAAGAAGCACAGAAAAAAGAAAAAAAATATTGTATAATAAGTTAGTTTCTATATACTTATATACATATATACGGAGGAAATGTTATGTTAAAACTAACATCCGTAAAGTTATTAGACAATCTTTATAAGAAATTCAAAATAAGCAATTTAGATGATAACTTTACATTACAAAAACTAATCAATCGTTCAATGGATTTGTATGTTCACAACGATAATTTCAGAAAACAAATTAATGAATGGGAAAACCTTAAACCAAGTGGGAGTGCATTATGAGAACTGATTTAATTAAGGCTAGTGAATTACACTTCAAAGCACATATTGAAAAACATAGAATCAATATAGAAAATTTACTAGAAAAAGGTGTGGGTGTTGCTGAACATCCTGATATTATGAAAACGATAGAAAAAGAGTTAGAGATTATGGCTGAATATGATGATAAGCTATCTGTTCTAAAAAAGTACTTTAGTATCGACAATGGTTCTAAAGGGGTTATAAATGGCTAAGAAAAAGATTTTATTATTATCAGATGATTTAAGAATGTCATCTGGTGTGGGTACAATGTCAAGAGAGTTTGTATTAGGGACTCTCAAACATTATGATTGGGTACAAGTTGGTGGTGCTATAAAACATCCTGATGAAGGTAAGATTATAGATATGAACGAATCTGTAAGCAAGGACACTGGTGTAAAAGACGCTTATCTAAAAATATACCCAACAAGTGGTTATGGAAATCCTGACATGATTAGACAGATTATCAATATGGAAAACGGAGTAGATGCTATTTTACATTACACAGACCCAAGATTTTGGGGATGGTTATATCAGATGGAGCATGAGATAAGAAAAACTACACCAATATTCTATTACAATATATGGGATGATTTACCATACCCACGATGGAATGAACCATTCTATGAGTCGTGTGATTTGATTATGAATATATCTAAACAAACAGTCAATATTGTAGATAATGTTTGTCAGATTAAACCAAGAACAGATTGGGATAACACTTACATACCACATGGTATAAATGAAAATAACTTTTATCCTATTGACTCATCACATAAAGAATGGGGTGATTTACTTCAGTTTAAAAGAAATGCAACAAATGGTAAAGACTATAAATACATAGTATTTTGGAACAATAGAAATATTAGAAGAAAACTGCCAGGTGATGTTATAATGGCTTACAAACATTTCTGTGATATGTTACCAAAAGAAGAAGCTGAAAAATGTGCTCTTATAATGCACACCCAACCAAGAGATGAAAATGGTACAGATTTACCAGAGGTTGTAAAACAAGTTTGTCCAGATTATGATGTTATATTTTCACATCAAAAGTTAAGTGATAGAGAACTTTGTTTCTTATACAATATAGCTGATGTGTGTATGAACATGGCTTCTAATGAGGGTTTTGGTTTAGGAACTTGTGAGGCTCTAATGTGTGGTACACCAATATCAGTAAATGTTACAGGTGGATTACAAGACCAATGTGGTTTTAGATACAAAGGTGAGTTTATAACTTATAAAGACTATAGTTGGATTCACTCATTACATGATGAGAAGAAGTGGAAAGACAACGAAGATTTGACTCATGGTGAATGGGTAAAGCCGGTATGGCCGTCTAATAGAAGTCTACAAGGTTCAATACCTACACCATATATCTATGATGACAGACCTCGTTCAGAGGACTTTGCTGATGCTCTAAAAGAGTGGTATGATATGGGAGACGATGAAAGAAAAAGATGTGGTAAGTTAGGTCATGAGTTTGTTATGAGTGATGATGCTAGTATGTCAGCCACCGCTATGTCTAATTTATTCATAGAACATATGGATACTACATTTGAGAAGTGGACACCCCGCAAACGATTTACAATGTTTAAAGCATAGGAGTTATAATGAAACCATTAATGTTAATCACAGGACCAGTTGCTACAAGAAGTGGATATGGTTCACATAGT